CTTCCATTCTTATGAGTTCATCCCATGCGCTAGGCCCTCTTGTGAAAGATATTATCTGTTTAAGTTCAGCTCTCATATCTTCTGCCTTTTTCTTTGCCATGAAAGTGGCCATAGCCTCTTCCTCAACAGAACCAGCAGCGAACAGTTTTTTGAATAGTGGTGGTTTCTTAGCGTATTCTTCTGCCTTCTTGAGGTCAGACATCGCTCCCATCCAGCGGCCGAGGTCTTGGCCCATAGATTCAACATCTCGACCAACCTCAAAACCTTTTTTGATTAAATTGAATGCACTCGTAGCGGTTGCTAGAGCGGTAATAGGATCTATCATAAGTCTCTCTCTTGTGTTGCTTATGATATATTAATTATGTGGATTACTTCTCAACTCACAATAGTATTTATGCGGTGAATTTTAGTTAGTGATATTAAATTTCAAGTTTGGATGGTCTGGGTAGTTTACCACAACTGGGCCTTCTGGACATTCGTAGTCGATATGTGCAAGTAGAGTTGCTTCACCTAGTGCAACTTTATCTTTGTGGTGTCCTTCTAAAGTAATCTTGTATCCAAACTTATCAATCTTATCGTTTGCAGGGCCAGAGAACTTTGTGATACTTGGTGTTGCTGGGTGGACAATGAATTCACTATCTTTTATTTCCAATCTGAATCCTGTAACCTTGCAGTCATCACGAAGCTTCTCTCGTGCAACAATGACTTTGAATTCACCATCGGCAGGGCCATCTGATATTTCAAAATATTCTGGCGCCCATGCAAGGATAGGGTCTTCAATACCCAACTTGTCATAGAGTGTATAACCACCACCAATCAATGCCAGTGATGCAGTTACAACTCCAATACCTTTTGTGATGTTATCTAAATCGAAACTAAACATACCACTATTTATAAAAAGGGAGACACCACTTCTGATGCCTCCCCACTTCTTCTACTATTTGTCAGTCTTTTTATGTGGTGTTACGACACTGTAGGACTAGCTATTGCTTCATCCAAGGACTTTCTGCACAAAGGACTTTACTGACTTACCTTATTCGTTTGCCAACTTTTGAAAGTATGACATTGCATCATCATCTTCATCAATAGATGCTGGTTGTGGTGTTGGTTCAGACTTAAAGATAGGTGCAGGCGTTTCATCCTCATCTACCATCTGAGCCGCAGTCTTACCTGTAGCAACTGTTCCAGTGAGAACTGCATCCAAACGAGTTTTCAGTTCATCATATGACTTGAAGTTTGATGGAGCAAGAAACTCTGCAAGAGAGTGTTCTGAACTATAAATTGTTTCCAATTCTTCATCTGATGGTTTTAGTGCAGATGGTGTTTCAAACTCTGATTTATCATAGTTCCAATAACCATCAACCTTACGAATCTTGAGTTTGAAGTTTGCACCTTCCCATAAATCGAATGGGTTGATTGCAGTTTCATCTTCAAATGCAGGCTGCATTGCTTCCATCAGTTTGTCAAAGATTTTCTTTCCAAACTTGTAGAGCATAACTCTACCTTCATTCTCTGGATTTGCAGAGTCTTGAACGACATAGATGTTTGCGTAGTATTGCAGTTTACGTTTCTGCTTTCGAGCAATCTCTTTGTCACTCTCAACACCAGAGTTCCACAGTTGTGAGTTGTACTCACTTACAGGGTCTTTCTGATTGAGTGTGGTAAGAGAATTCTCAATATACCACTGTCCAGTAGGGCCTTGGAATGCATGATTCCAAACACGAACCCATGGCATTTCTTCATTCACTGGTGCTGGTAGGAAACGAATGACTGCCATACCGTTACCCGCCTTGTCCACCTGTGGTTTCCACAGCCGTTCATCAACGTAAGATTTCTTCTCAGTTGTAGGGGATTCGTCCTTTTGGACTTGTTTTAGTAGTTTATCCAGAGAGTTCTGGTTGCGTAGTGCTGAAATAGACATATTTTTTCTCCGTATGTTTTCGTATGTTTACTTGTTTCACATTGTTCATCATTTACTTTATTTATAATACTACATCATCCATCCAAAGTCAAGAACTAAATTCAAATTTTCTTGTTCAATGTATTGAAGATTGTCGTATTGTTTCCACTCTTCAACGAACTGACTTGTATCATCAGTTCCAAGTGGAGCAGGGTTCACTTTCCAAAACCTTACATCTGGATAATCAGTAAAGTTTTGTTTGTGTTGGACAATCCAATTTGTGGATGGGGTTACGGCAGAATCACTTGTTAAGTAATTATCTGTATCCTTATACACATTATTGACTTGTCCTGTAGAACTTCCTAGATCAAACCCTATCAGAAATACATCTGTTGGGTTCTCATTTTCTAGAGCCATTCTTACTGCGATTGGGCCTGCACTCCAACCACCGTATTCTTCTGGGATTATATAGACTTTATCCCTTCCTTCTTCTTCACACCATGTAATCCACCTATGATGCTTTGATAACAATTGGTCAATTGTTTTCTGATCAGAACCAGCATCCACATGGTGGTCGTATAACTGTTTCATTTGATTTGGATCAGTACCATTGAGGACAAATGAAGTTCTATCATCTCTTGGATTAGAGATTGTGAATCCATCTCTGTCAAACTGAGTTCCTTGCACAATCATGTTGTACATATCGCCAGGCAGTCTTGTCCATGAACGAAAGTAACTCTTGTTTCTTTGTGCATAACCAGAAGTGTACACTTCATGCATCATACCACCGTCAACAACAATAAGCGCATCTGGTGTAAAGTCACGATACAATGCATTACAACCGTAAATCTTGCCACGTTTTTTCAGGGCCTTCAGGTCAACAGACTGTCTAGATTCACCGTTACCTAGTGCAAATACTGCTTGTGTGCGTGTTGCATCCATATTGTCAAAATCCACTTTTCATTATTACCAATGACAGGCATACCACCATGCAGTGTATAACTATCAATCTCTTTTCCAAAATCATATTGGAAATATAGAAGAGCTCCCTTTTTAGGTTTTACTGTTATATCCAATTTGGGAAATACTGTTTCACCCCCCTCTTCAACATCGTTCAGATAACATATAGCAGTAGCTCTTCTGTCCTTTGTAGTTCTACTCGCACCATCATAGTGTGCTTTGTATTCCTGTCCTTCTTTATAGTTGATGACAATACTATCTTCAAAAGTAAATTCACCAACACCAAAAAACTCTGACACTACACCTCTGTGATAATCATTAGGTTCACACAAACCACTTCTTATAAAGTGTTCTGAACTGGTTCTACCATAGTGTGTGACGTTACCTTCATCACTAGTGACAAGTGATTTCTCTAACATGGGTGTTGCATATTCTATGATCTTATCGCAGTCACTTGGAGCCATAAACCCCTCGACATATGCAATTAGTGGTTCATCCCAAAGAATATCTTCATTACTTAAATACATTATTCGCCGATTTTATATTTCATTGTAACATTTTTATATGCTTGGTTCCACTCTTCTGGTGTTGCATCCCAAAGTTTTTTCTTTGGTTTATACAGTGTAGTAAAGTCTCCTTTGACTACTTTGTTACCTTCACAATCATATTGCCAGTCTCTTTTATCTGGATCAAGTTCCATACTATCTTCAGGCACAATATCTACATTACCATCAAAGTTATAACCATTCGCCTTGAGGAAGTTTTCAAATGCATCTAACATCTCATCCAAATTAGAATTATCTTTAACTTGGAACTCAATCCTTTTAGTATGATATGGATCAGTGATACCATATGGGCAAGGGCGATCTTCATCTTCAAAAATAAATTTATACATTACAATTTCTCCATTAGTGGGAAGATTTTAGCAATCTCAATCGCACACTTCTGTGCAACTTCCATATGCTCTTTTTGTGTTCCGTTCTCAGAACGCAACTCAATATAGTGAACCCAACTACGCAAAGTTCCATTCATCATCACACGAGTTTTTGTCAATCCTTCTGGTAGAACTGCACGAGCTTGTTCCTTTGCAATCCCATTTTCAATGGCCCACTGATAAGTCTTTCGTGCCATTTCAATAACACCAGACTGTCTACGTTGCCAATCAGCAATCAAGTCTTGGTGTGTCTGATTATCTACAAGTGATGGGTCACTCTCAATCTCAATAGAGTTTTGTCGATTAACAGGGTCTTGTAGTCGGCATTCTCTTTTAGTAAACGCCTCACCCATTGCAGAAGGTTCTGCATATCGTTGTGAAAATTCTTGGAAACTGAAACTACGGTGGCGCACAATCTGATGTGCAATATCTCTTGTAGTTTCAATCTCTATGCAAGCACTTCCCATCTCCAAAGGCGACCAGTGTTTGTGTTTGATGAGATAAAGTATGAGCTTTTCTGCCGTTTTAGAGTTAAATTGATTCGCTGGATTGGATACACGGGCGCAATACGCAATGAGGTCTTGAACATCTTTTAATCCTTCTTCTGCAAATTCTTTTGTTGGCATCGAATATGATACCAACTTAGCTGAGGTAATCATGTGATTTTCCTTATTCTTTGTCACTATCATCCTCTTTCTTTTTCAAACTATAACCACCTAATGGCAGTTCTTCCCATATTAATGTATCACCTATGTCCCAACCAACTTGGTCGAGAGAGCCTGGTGGAAATTCAAGGAACAAGTCTTTTGTCTTTCCATCCTCTTGGATAGTTACCAACCAAGTATTTTGTGACAATTGTTTATATTTCATTATATACCCTTTATAAAGTAAGCAGTTTTGTATCTTGCTTAGGATAGCCCTTCTCCTGTGGCACCATCCGTTCAGTTATTTAACAAGGGGAACAGAACCCTTGATTTGGTGCGCCTAGAGAGACTTGAACTCCCACGCCTCTCGGCACTAGAACCTAAATCTAGCGTGTCTACCAATTTCACCATAGGCGCATTATCGACTTAATGAAACCGTTTTGGTTTCGGACGATAACTGGTGGTCTTACTAGCGACTTCTGAAAGTCGTTTGGATAGTTCTGCATCACGTTTTTGTAGTTCTGCATTATCGAACTCTAGAGACTTAATACGAGCGTTTGCTTCTAGAAGCTTTGCACGATAGAAATCCCTCTCCCTAATAAGTTCATTCGATTCGTTTGAACGAACTGGATTTGCAACTTGCACTTCCATTAGAATGTCTCCTTCAATAATTGGAGTAGTTTCGTTTTACACTTCTGACTATCATAGTCTAGAAATGTGGCGTACTTGACAATTAATTGTCTACTATCAGGCCATACTAAATCATCTTTCATACCCTCATCAAAGCGTTTCACATAACTTAGTAACCCTTCAAGGATTACCATAGTTTCCAAACTAATCCTCTTAGCGAGGAAGTTCTTTAATAATACAGGATGTTTCCCTGTTTGTAAAGAGAAAATTGAATCAAAATCGTCAACTTGTTCAAATAAAAATGACATATCAGTTATAAAGTTATATGTTAAGGACTGTTTGTTCTTAGACCATTCTAAGTAATTTTCTTCCTTGAAATCTCCCAACCACCCCTTTGGTGATTTAACAAAATTAGAAACAAAATACTCTTGTGTCTTTGTGTCATATTTTCTTGCAACACGAGCAAAGAAGTATCTGTCTTTTCTTTTAAAGAATGAAGCCTTGGTAGCAGATGTTTTGCCACCATATTTTTTATAGTCATAATCTGTTGTAAAATGCAATTTCAGACCAAGATACATTTGGTAGGCTTCCCACGCTTCCATTGGAAACTCCTTAGATTGGTAGGGTTGCTACTTTAGGCAAGAAGTTCAACTCTCTTGCATCGGCTTCTAATTTTTCTTTGAGGGGTTTTGAAATAAGGGGAGCGATTGTATCAGGCTCCATCTGGTTTTTGTCACAGTAATCTAGGATTGCATCCATATAACTTACTCCACCTTTACTCACGATACCTTCAATAATAATTGCAAACTTTTTAGGTGTCATCACTGATATTTCCTCTAGATTCATAATATTCCTTTCATTAAGTGATAGGGGGCAGGGCGCCCCACCCCCCATCTAATAAAGCAGAGCCTGTATATCTATTTCAGGATGCAAATCGTATTCCTCACAGTAAGAATACACGGGCGTATTAAGGCGCCACCCTTACTCTTAGTCCTTCTTGGTGATGAACTTATAGAGTTCTTCTGCTTTTTCCATGACTGCAGCAGGCTTGTACATTTCTGGTGTATATCTTTCATACACTTCTCGTATATCCTTACCTTGGTCTTTATACTGTTCTATCATTGACCAGAACTGATTGTTAGCAACTTCGTGTTGTTGATCCATCATTTCTTTTGCCATTTTAAGAACATCGAACCGTAGTTCAAAAGGGTTTTTGTTAGACATATTATGCTCCTTGTGTGTGTCTGTTGTGTGTTAAGTGATGAGTATTCTGTTGATAGGAACTCATCAAACCCCTTAGTAGGCAAAAATTAGAAACTAATTCTTGCACCTACAACTGTGTCAGTGTGTTTAAAATCATCATTAAAA